CGCCTCGCACTTGTCCCAGTCGAGGCTGTCGAGTTCGAGCACCTCATCAGGCGTGATCTCACACAGGTTCGCCACCAGGGCGACACCCATGTCCGCATCGCTGCCCCCGCCCTTCTGCGCCGCCATGAGGTCGCGGACCTTGGGGCGGCGCATGACCAGGTGCTTCACCTCAACGCCGCTGATCTCAATCGGGAAGTCGAGTTCGATCTTCGCGGTGTTCGGATGCAGGTTCTTCGTCATTCAGATCAGACCCCGATCGCAGCGCGGATGGTTTCAAGCTGATCCACGCCGCTGATGCGACGGATCATGTTCACCTTGTCGACCTCGACCAGCTCGCGGCCGCCGACGGTGAGCTTGAAGTAGCGCAGGCTGTAGGCGAAGGTGCCGGTGCTCATGTCGCCCGAGGTCCAGTCGCCCGGGTCGAGCTCCTTGATAACGCCGGTCATGTTCACCACCACCGGCACGGCAGCCTCGCCATCACGACGCATGGCGCCGCGAGCGGTGAGCTGTGCGTCGGCGGAGGCCAGGCCGAACAGGGCAATGATGTCGGGGTTGTACTCGGCCAGCTCGAAGCTGCCCTCCAGCTTCTCCATCCCCATGTCGAGCTCCACGGGGGCGTCCATGCCGCCGCCACGGAACTCTTCCATTTTAGTGCTCAAAGTTGGAAGAGTAAGAGTAGAGATTGTTCCTGCCAATCCTCTACCATCGACGAACAGACTGAAGTTTTTAAGGACCCGAGGGATCTGTGCCATTGGATAGGTCTCCTGTTGGGGTTGATGCCCGGTAGGCTCGGGCCCACTCGCGCCATTCTACGTCTTGTGCTGGATCCCAGCCGGTGCGGAACCACTGGGCAATCGCCTTGAGCGCATTACGCGATGGGATCGCCAGCTTCCACCGCCAGGGGATGTGCTGTTTGTGGCGATGCTCCAGGAAGAACTGATGCAGCTCGTCGGCAATCGCCCAGGTGGCTGCTGATGCGGCAGTGGTTTGCGGACGATCCCAGGGCTTCCAGTCTTGAGCGTGGTGCCTGATGCCGGCAGCCTTGCGGCGGCGCATCGGGTTGCGGTCGCCTTGAAACTGGTGAGCACCAGCCTTGAGAAGCTCTTCGTTGCGCTGCCGGGCAAGCAGGCTCATGCGTTCACTGCAGGCGGCTCGAACGTCTGACCGCTGGAAAGGGTGCGCACCAGCCGCCGCCCGCTCTCGGTTGATCCTGCTCGCATCTTGGCTGCTGAGGCCATCGCCGCCGTTCGTGAAGTTGAACAGCAGTCCCTGGCCCAGGTCGCGGCGGCCGAAGAACGCGATCATGTCCCTCTCCCACTCCTGGGCATCCGCGCGGGTGACAAACGGGCGATCGGTCATCACCACGCGAAGATCGGCCCCTGCCCGAGCAAGCTGACGCAGAGGCTTGTTATGACTGCCGCGGCGAACGTGCTCAGGCCGGCGGTGGCTGCCGATGCCGAAGTAGACGGGCCGGCCGTCCAGCTCGACCCGATACCCCCACACGGCTTCTATGCTTGCTGATGCCATCTGTCCCAGTCAGGTGGTCGGGTCCGGGAGGTGCCAGCCTCGCCGGACCATCATTTTATTGGAACAGGTCCACCACGTAGTCGTTGACCAGGTGCGACCTGAAGGTCACGCGCTCGGCCGGATACGGGGGAGTGAAGGAGAAATCTATGAACACTTGTCCGCTGCTGATCGCGGCCGGCGTGTTCAGCTCAGGGTCCACCCAGACGTCGCCGCCGAGGATGGCGCCGCGCGCCTTGAGGCTGCGGAGATAACCGCGCACCGACTCCTGCACCTCCTCCAGGTAGGTGGCGGTGATGCAGCGATCGACGGCCCAGAGGTGACCGCGGAGGATCGACTCGTTGATCATGTCGGCCGTGCGTCGCACCGACAGGAAGGCATAGAGCGGATCGCTGGCCAGAGTGCGGTTGCCCCAGAGGCGGAAGCCCTGCTCGCGGATGATCGTGGCGATCTTCTGCTCGTTCAGCAGGTTGGCCCGGCTGGTGTAATCGCCGAGGGTGAAGTCGATGGCGCGGGCGGTGCCCTCAATGCCGGCGATCTCGTTGTTCGAGGGGCTCCACCAGAAGCCCCGCTCGTTGTCGACCTTGTTGATCAGGCCAGCGACAGCGCTGGAGGCAGGCACCGCTTCACCCGCAACGAGCACCCAGGGGTCGATCACGTAGATGCGATCAGAACCGAAGTCGTCGTTTAGCTGGATCGCAGCGGCGTCGGTGGTGTTGGGGCCGTCGGCGATGATCACCGCGCGAAGGCGGTTGGCGATGCCGAGCAGCTCGGCCAGCACGCGGGAGCGGACGGTGCCGCGTGTGGGGGTGCCGGCCACAGCCTGCACGCCGGAAGTAGGCGCGGCGATCGTGACGGTGGGGTTGCTGGTGTAGCCCTCGCCAGGATTGGTGACGGTGATCGAGACGACCTTGCCGGCGTTGACGCCGGTGCCGAGCACTGCGACGGCGGTGGCCTGAGCGCCGCCGGCAGGAGGCGCGGCGATGGTTACGGCCGGGGCGATGGTGTAACCGCTGCCCTGGGTGGTGACCGGAATCGTGAGGATGCCGTTGGCCGTCCGCTGGTGGGTGAAGCCCGGGGCGATCAGCACGCGAGGCGCAAAGCCCACGGCGTTCTCGCTGGCAAGGAAGGCGTGAACGCCCTCGTAGGCGCCGGTGGTGCCGTTGATGCCGCCGACCACGTTGGTGATCGTGGCGCGCTCGTCGGCTCCTTGAGCCACGCGGATCACCACGACGACAGCGCCGGCCTGGTCGTAGATCAGATCCAGCGCGCTTTGCAGCGTGCCGGTGGTGCCGAGGCCCGCCATCTCAGAGCGGGAAGCGACCAGCACCGGGGTGTTGAGCGGGAACTTGGCGGCGTCAGCGTCGGGCGCAGTACCGATCAGGCCGATCACACTGGAGCGCACGGTCTGAATCGGCCGGGCCCCAGTGTCAATTTGGAGCACCTCCACACCATGGAGGAAAGTCGTGGGCATGGCTGGAAGCCTCCTGTCGGGTTGAGTCTAGCGGCCTTGACCGCGCAGCTTTTTACGGCCGCGACGGCGCGGGCGTGAACGCTGGCCCTGGCCTTGGGATGTGGTCTTGGGCGGGCCGGGCTGGTGATCGATGCGGGCGGCGCCCTGCTTGCTGCGGACTGCCATCACTCGAAGAAGACGTTGATCGATCCGGCATCGAAGGTGTCAGTGCCGTTGGCGGCGACCACCCGGAGGTAGTCGAGAACGCCCGCCAGGGTGACCACACCGCCGGAGATGATGCTGCCTTGAGTGCCTGCGGTGACAAACTCACCAGAAGCCAACCAGGTGCTGCCGCTGATGTTGGTGAGCACCAGGTGGCCGAAGTGGTTGTAGCTGGCGGCGTTGTTAAAGATTGGGATGCCAGCCGTGGAAGAGACCGGCACAACCCCACTGGCCCACGAGAAGACGCTGTTGCCGGTGTAGCCGGACGTCGTGGGTGTGCCGCCGGTGCCGAGCTGCACCAGGATGTTGGTGGTGCCGTTAGTTGAGACGTTGTTGAAAGCGACGGTGATGCGACGGGCCCAGGAAGGAATCCCGGTGAACTGAACCGCGACACCAGATGTCGAGGCCTTCGCGGTGTCGCGTGCGATTACTGTTGCGCCGGCTGCGAGATCAGTGCCCTGGATGCTTGCGTCCTGGATGTCGGTGCCGGTCAGCGAGCCATCTTGAACGTCGTTGGTGGTGATCGTCGAGTCCGACACCATGGCGCCGGGGATCCTTTGGAGTGGCATGGGTCAGATTGCGGGGTGCTAGTCAGCCGCAAGGGCTGCCTTGATTTCATCAGGTGTCGCCGCTGCGTCGATCGCCTCTTGCACCAAGGCGTAGCGGTCGCGGATCTCTTGGCGTGCCGCTTCAGCTGCTGCGGCGTCGGCGCCAGGGATTTGCTTGGCGATCAGCTCATCGTGGGGCGCAAACTCCTCGGCCCGTGCTGCGCGGCGCTTGTCGTGACCAATTTGGCGGCAGCGCTCGAGGTCGTGCTGCACGCAGCAGTCGCCCATCACCCAGGCACCACGGAAGGTGCGATCAGCGGGGACTTCGCCGGCGTCCACGATCTCGTAGGCCACGCCCTCGGGCACATCCTTCAGGGCTAGTTCGACGGACTCGGTGGGGATGATCACCGCGACGCCGCCATCAGGGGTTGGGTAGATGATTCGGTTCATGGTGGTCATGGGTTAGCGGAAGATGGCGACACTGTTTAAGGCGAAGTCGAATGGCGCGCCGCTTCCAGGGTTCTTGGTGTTAATTCTGGCGCCTGTTGTTGTTAACGGGGAAGCCACCTGCGCAGGGGTAAGCGCGGGCATTTGTGCATTTGTGGTGTCGCAGCCTGTCCCCGTCACCGCATAATTTGCATCTACCATCGCCGTCGTAAAGTTCAGCGTATAGTCCCCAGTCCCATTATCCGTAATGCTGCTCACGTTGTAGCTGGCACGGATCGCAACGGTGCCGGTGCCGTTGAAGTTCACCCAAGCGCGGCACAGCATCCCGCCAACCGTGGCCGGCGTAATGACCTTGCTGGCGCTGTAGAAGCTGACCGGGGCGCTGCTGAGTGTGGCACCTGCATTGGCGCTCAGCGTGACGGTGGCGCTGGCAATGCTGCTGACGGTGGTGCCAGGTGTGATGCCTTGGCCGACGACAAACATGCCAGCCACAATGCCAGTGGCCGAAGCAACGGTCAGGCTTGTGGTGCCGGAGGTGACTGTGCCTGTGGTGGTGACACCATTGATATCGCTAGTGGTCGCCAATGCTGATCCAGCGAGCTTTGGAAAGGTCACCGCGCCATCGCCCAGCTTCGGCGTCGTCACCGCGCCATCATCCAGGTCGACCGTCATCACCGCGCCAGGTGCGATCTTCTCCGTCGTCACCGCGCCATCGCGCAGCTTTGCGGTCGTCACCGTGTCATCCGCCGGGGCGCCAGCAGACGCCACACCCATCGCCAGCACGCGCACGATCGTCCCGACCGGCACGCCCTCGCTCAGCGTCAGCTGAGTGCCTGTCATGTTCAGGCTGTACTCGCTGGTGGGCTGCACCACGCCATCGACCGTTACCAGCGCAGACGGCTTGTTGATGATCGCCGTGCTCAGCGTGAACACCGACTGGTTGGCCGTAGCGATGAAGACCATCTCGGTCTGCACCTGGCCCTGCACATAGCGAGCATCGGCCTGCGCCTTGGTGTAGACGTCCTCAATGTTCGCCTTCAGCGCCAGCGAATTGGTCACCGTCGCCGCGAAGTTGGCATCGTCGCCCAGCGCTGCAGCCAGTTCATCGAGGGTGTTGAGCGCACCAGGCGCACCACTGATCAGGTTGTTGATCAGCGTGTCCACCTCGGTCTTGGTGTACCGGGCAAACACATCCGCGTCGATCGCCTGTAGTGCTGTGCGCAGCCGCGCTACGTCCTCCAGCAGCAGGTTGCCAACATTGGGCAGCTGATAGCTGCGGTTCGTTGTCCGGTCGTCAATCGGCATTTCAGATCACCACGAG